CCCCTACTTGATTCTAACCGACACCGACGGGGCCGACTTTGTGAAGGGAATGCCGTCAACAATCTCGCACTTGTGGCATAGCTCCCTCCAGTCGACGACGACTTTGGTGGTCGTGTATCGAGCGATGGTTTCTGCGTTGACATCTTCACAGTTCATAGCAGCGGTCTCGTAGTCGAAAGATCTACGCCCCCCGCTGTACTTAGCGGTCACGTTACCAACTACCTGCGTCTTCTTCATGGCCAGTACAACGTCTTCGATCCCAGTCCTGATGACGTCGGCCTGTCTTTGCAGCACTTCCCACTTCAACATCCGCATAGCTAACTTTGATGCGTCTATCATTTCCCCCTCCTCTTATGCCTAATTAGCTTCCTATGACGAACGGCAGTTGTCGCAGCCATCCCCGTAATAAGGACACTTCGTGGCGTCCAAAGGGCAGCCCGGCGTCGCATCTTTGAACCCTTCTATCCTCACTGACTCTGCGATGTCGGCGCAGAGTTTGGCCTGATCGATCACCCGCACGAGAATCGGGTGCCAGTGCTCGAACGATCTGGGTGTCAGGACGTCCTGCGAGTACGCTACGAAGTTTCTCTTTAGGGCGGCCAGCTCGTGTGCTGTAAGCACTACTCAGCTCCCTCCTACAGCGAACCAACAAACAAATCCCAAAACTGTGCAGATGGTGCCCCACACCACGGTCGCCCCGAGGTTGCTCTCCGGATCGGTGTAGGATTCTATGCCACTAGAGACCACAGCAACAACGAGGCAGAAGAAAAATGAAGCAACACCCCACAAACAAGCGGCCATTGCTCTACCCACGTTTTGTCTCCACGCCGATGTAGTGGCATTCCTCCAACTGCCTCAGCAGAGCACAAAGGATAAGTTCGGCGGTGTCCATGGTAAACAAAGCGGCAAAGACGCGGGGGCGGCGGTCGTTGCCACTGATGGTATACGCCTCTGCGAGTAGCTCTTTCTTCGCCTCTCTGTTTGCTTGGCGCATTTCCTTGACGTTCTCCACGAAGACCTCGCGGGGCGTTAGCTCCCGAAACAATCCTAGTTCGATGCCCTTTTGCACAAACGCGGCATTTTCAGCTCTCCACTCTGTTTTCGTTTGTCCTCTGTCACTCATCATGTTCCTCCTATCTTGTACGTTTCTCAGGAATGCTCATCACGGAGTATCAGATGAGCGGGAGTTGCACACCGTCTATCCGTACCAATCGGTTGTTAGCCACATCCACATACTTCTTCGAAATATCACAACCAAGGAAACGCCGACCAAGCATCTTAGCAGCAACAGCGGTTGTGCCGCTACCCATGAAGGGGTCGAATATGGTCTCCCCCCTCTCTGTTAGTTTCTCCACGAGCTTAAGCATGAAAGACAGTGCCTTTGGGGTCGGGTGGTCTGGCTTCTCTCCGCTGATGATGAAATCGAAGAAGTTGGTTGTCTGGTGTCTCGGCTTCCTGCCCGCCACGACTACCGCAAGCCAGTGATCGAAACCAAGTGGGCCACGAGTTCTGCCATTCCGAATTCTTGCCGCAATAACATCCAGGAAGTCGTCTCCGACCAAGGGGAGAGACTGCTTCAAACCACAAGAGCCGGTGATGATAGCAACCATAGACGCTATGCGCATCGCTGGAGCATACCAGCTGGTGGGGAAGGGTTTGTTCCACCCCGCCACTTTTCCATAGGGCGGGTCTGTTATCACTGCATCAATGCACATATCTGGTAGTTGCATCATCACATCCAGGCAGTCACCCACCACTATCGTGTCTAGCTCATACGGCCCAAGCCCGCTGGTGGTCATATCCCCCTGCCCGATTGGCCTGGTTCGTAATCGGGTGGGTCAGCCATCGCGAAGTCCATTGGAATCTGTGCTATGAAGCGTATCAACTCCGCGAGCTCTTTTCCGTGTTTTACCAAAGCTTGTCGAACGGAAAGGAAACGGGGTGCGTACAGCCAGTCTGGGACCAACATTCCCCAGTCGGCTATTTCTTTCTCGGCATAAGCCAGCTTCGTCTCGGCTTCGGCAATCCTCATAAGTGCGTGTAGGCGGTGGGCTTCTGCTGTCTTGGCTTTCATCGCATCCCCTTTTGCTACGACACGATCGAATACTACATACTCTGGTTTACCATTCATTATAATCAAACTCCTCTTTTCCTATGTCTTCAAGGATCTTTGCGATTTCTTGAGTGCTCTTCTCTTTGACTTGCCCGCCACGGGCTTTCATATTGACATAGCGTTCTACGATGGTTTCTTCTGACATGCCTTGCTCTAACCGGCGCTTGACGGCTTGATAGATGCCTTGGTCCTTCTTCACTTCGTCAAGAGGAACGGCGGTTATCACAGTGAAAATAGAGCGGGGCGAGTAAACGTCAAAGCGTTTTCGTCCGGCTGTCTGTTCAGCGACAAGCCACTGCATGCGTTCGATTACCCGATCCGCGCTCCCAAGCTCTTCGAGACACTCCTTTGCGACCTTGACCCAGTACAGCCGTTTTCCCCTGGAACGGGGCGGCGCGAGGTTGAAGAGCTGGCCAAATTCCTCCAGTATTCTGATAACGTCTACGCCGTAGCTCCTCCAGGTGGAATATCGATACTTCTCGCTTTTGTTGTGGAATTTTCCGAGAGCGGCAAGGATTTCAGCATCTCTTGAGCCTCTTCTGTTGATTTCTGTCTTTCCTTCGTCTCTTCCTTGTGCCATAAGATGTTCACCCTCCTCAGGTTTGGTATTCCCCAACAAACCGTCTCTCCGGGTATTCGTTCCAGTCTCTCAAGTAAGCCCAACGCAGATAGCCGGCCAAACGATTGTCGTACTCCACTCGGGTTTCGTCCCAGAAAATCAGCAAGCCAAACCGTGCCTCGATGATAAATCTCGTATGCGCCCCCTTCCTTGTACTGTCCTTTGGTCTGGACAAGAACGCCCAAGAGCGTGATGCGGTCCCAGGTCGAGAGCAACTTCAGCTTCACGACTATTTGCGGTATCTTTGCCCACCCTCTTTTCTCCCCACTTTTGACAACGATGGTGTGGTATCCCCAATTACCAGTCGGCGCGGGTTGCAACCATCGTTTCACCAAACCAGCTTCCTCTAGTTGCTTGTGGGCGCGGCTAACAGTTCCCGTAGCTTTTCCCAGCTCTCGTGCTATCGTGACGTGGGACTTACAACAAACATTGCCCCCGGCCCAACCACAAAAGAAGACGTACAGCAAAGCGGCGTGCTGGCTAATACTTCCTTCTCGCAGGTGCGCCCACATAGAATCCGGCACCCGGGCATAACGGTCGAATTTGAAGTCTCTAGCATCTCCCATTCGTTCCTCCTATCCATCACATTTCTCGAAGATGCCCTGAACGGAGTACCGAGAAGACAACAAACGCGCACCCGACATTAGTCTTACGCGCACCCGACATTAGTCTTACGCGCACCCGGTAGTCATAGATACTAGAGAAAACAAGAGAAAACAAGAGACCCGCCGTGAGTACAGGCGAATGTCATCAAAAGCCCAAAACCGAAAAGCAAACGCGGCATACAAACGCGATAACGCGCATCAACCGGTGTTCGCTGGCAGCTAGGTTCTCTAGAGTTGCTCCGGTCCCGCCTCCGAGCTCGCTGGTAAGTACTCCGCCAGATGCACAGCAGAGAAATGTAGAAAATAGACAGGGGAGGCGTGACCAAGAAGGGAAATGCCCAACAACATAGGCCGGTAGCCTAATCGGCAGGGCAACGGTCTCCAAAACCGTAGATGCAGGTTCGACCCCTGTCCGGCCTGTCAAACCACCGTTGGAAGCGCTTCCACTAACACGCAATGCGAGAGTATACTAATGGGACTCCAAAGAGGACCGAAATCGGGAATAGAGAAAGCGGCGACACGCCGACCTAAGTCTCTAGCTTTGCGCATCAAGGGCAAAAGCTATCGCGCTATCGCGGCCGAGCTGGGGATTGGTATCCGCACGGCATATACCGATGTTCAGAGGTCGTTGCAGCAGCACGCCAAAATGGAAGCGAAGCTGGCAGCCGACTACTTGCGTCTGGAGCTCCACCGGCTTGACGTAGCGCAGGAGGCCATTTGGGATAAGGTAACAGAGGGCGGGCTGGGCGCGGTGCAGACGTTTGTGAGCCTATCCAGTCAGCGATCAAAGCTACTTGCTCTCTATGCTCCAACTGAGGTTCTCGTTGCTGGGCCAGACGGCGGACCGGTCGTCATGGAAGTCGACGATAGCGGCCAAGCGTTGGCCGAGGTGCTGGCCATCCTGGAGCGAGCGGGGGTCATCGGAGCACCAAAGACGGGGGGAAATAATGAGCAGGACGACCAGGCATTGGACGTCGTTGCAGGATCGTTGGAGGAGACCGTGGCCACCAACGGAACGCAAGAAGTGGAAGACGACCCGGACGAGCCAAGAGGCCCAGAGACACTCGGAGAGTCTACGGGCGGCTGGATTTGAACCAGATAGGAGCGTGGGCGCAGGTACTAAAGCAGAACCCTGGCATCGCCCAAGAGCTCCGTGCGGCGATTTCTCCACGAATGACGCGATGGTCGTCGATACAGACACCGACCATCAAGCAAGCGGCGTTTCTGGCGCTCCCCCACAGGGAGGCATTTTACGGCGGGGCGGCCGGCGGGGGAAAGAGCTCAGCTCTCCTGATGGCGGCTTTGCAATATGTGGACATCCCAGGATATGCGGCACTTCTCCTTCGGCGGACGTACACCGACCTGACACTGCCTGACTCGTTAATGTCTCGTGCTAGGAGCTGGCTACAGCGGACGGGGGCCAAGTGGACAGAACGAGAGAAGACGTGGACATTCCCTTCGGGGGCAACACTATCGTTTGGTTACCTGCAGAGGGCCGGGGATCGCTACCGTTATCAGTCGGCGGCATTTCAGTTCATCGGCTTCGACGAGCTGACTCAGTTTCCTGAGATCTCCTACACCTACCTATTCAGCCGTCTCCGGCGCTTGAAGGGCTTCAACGTACCAGTACGCATGAGGTCGGCTAGCAACCCGGGCAACATCGGGCACGAGTGGGTTAGGCAGCGCTTCCTCATCGAGGGACGAGACAAGGGGCGTATCTTCATTCCTGCAAAGCTAGAAGACAACCCGCATCTGGACCAAGCCGAGTACATCGCGTCGCTTATGGAGCTGGACCCCGTGACCAGGGCGCAGCTACTCGCAGGCGACTGGACAGCCAGGCAGACCGGTGGCTTCTTCCCCCGTGAGTGCTTTGGCCTCATAGCGAAAACGCCCAAGCGGTGGGAGGCGATCGTACGGTTCTGGGACCTAGCGGCTACCGAACCAAAGCCAGGCAAAGACCCAGACAGGACATGCGGCTATTTGGTGAGCGTGAACAAAAAGGGCATCTACACAATACACCATGTTGTCAGGATGCGGGGCACTCCTGCAGCGGTCGAGGATGTGGTGGGCCAGACTGCTAGGCTTGATGGCCGGGAAGTCCCCATACGGATGGAACAAGAGCCGGGTGCGTCAGGGAAGTCGCTAATCAGCTCCTATCGGCGGCGGGTGTTACAGGGTTACAACTTCCGGGGCATTCCCAGTGTTGGCAATAAGGTCGTCCGGGCTGGCCCGGTGTCGTCGGAGCAAGCCGCGGGGAACATACGCGTGCTGTTAGCTCCCTGGACAACAGAGATACTAGATGCGCTGGAGGCTTTCCCGCATGGCGCACACGACGACGATGCCGACGCTCTGTCTGGAGCATACAATTGGCTAGCAACGAAGGGTTTGCCTGCCCTAGTAATCGAGGACTTTTATCTCTAATGATGCAAAGCCAGATGGTTGCCGTCTCAGGCAAATGGGCAAGACACCTGTTCGACTGCTCCGTTGAACACATTTTGGAACACTGCCACGGGGGATGCTGCGAAGGGGCAAACGGGATAATGGTTTGTCTTTTGCCCGCGGAGGTTGTAAAGCAAGAAGCGGCGGGGTTTGCGACGAACGGTGAGCTCCTGCTTCGCGATACTGTGACGGGGAAATGCCCACACAAGCTAGCTAGCGGCCTTTGCGCGGTACACGACACAGACCTCAAGCCGTTTGGGTGCATTGCTTCACCGTTCACGCTGAATAGGAACGATACGTTGATCGTCCGGTATCGGTATTCACGGATGGAATGCCATGGCGAAGGGAAACCTGCTTACGTAGTATTCAGGTCGTCTCTTGATTTATTGTTTGGCGTCGACGAAGCGGAGAGGGTTTGTGCTGAGTTGGCTAAAGGTGTGGACAGGGTAAGGGCAGAAATGCCTAGGCAGTCGTACGAGAACCTCAAGTATCTGGACGCCATGAAGACTCCGGGAGGGGGAAAATGAAAGACGGAATGGAACGAGCAAACGGGCTGGCAGAGGAGACTATGGATTTTTTGGGTGACGCAGTGGAATCGCTTCTTGATTTCTTCATTACGGTGGTGGCGGGGCTGATCGTCCTGTTCGTCCATATAATAATGAGCGTCATAGGCTTCATCCTCAGCTTGATATTCAGCTTTGTGGGGCTAGTCTTTGACGTCTTTGACGTGTTCGACGGTGCGCGGTAGTGGTGGCTGATAGCAATTTCACGATCCGGCTGGACGATGGGCGGGAGGCTGAATGCGAAGAGGCTGATATCCGGGAATACTTGAATTGCGCGATAAGCGCTGGGTTGGTAAGCGGCGTTGGCCCCGACGATCTCTATTTCCGGTTTGAGCGGCCCGAGGACGGCGAAGAGGCGCTCACCATTTTCATGCGCCCCGACGAGATGATCGCTTTTATCTCTGTGTGTAGCGGGGCGCTTTGGTTGCAGCAGGTACGCATCTTGGAGCTGGCGGGGGGAGGAAAGCTATGAAGACTGTTACCACACAGGGGCAGATGCAAGAGGTAGCTAGACTGCTAGGCATCATTCTGCGCTTGACTTTGCGGACAACATATCTCGGCTTGAAAGAGCTTGCTCAGTGGGCCTACAAGAAGATCGCCAAACGGTAGGGGGTGTTCGCTTGGGCGACGAAGCGTATCTCAAAGAGGCTTTTCTACGACTGGAGGACTTCATGGACGAAAGGATACTGGCGATTCTCAAGAATGCTATGCTTTTGATCTGCGACGGCCAGGAAGACGAAGCCAATATGATGGTCGCTTGCCCTCCACGGCACGCTGTTGTAACGGCGGGGGACGGCTTGAACGTACGACAAGAGCCAAATGCAAAAGGGCTGTGGGTGGGTTTGCTGGCGCATGGCGATGCCGTCTCTGTTTGGGGTGCCATCGTAACAGATCGTGAATGGACGTTTGTCATCAACCGGGATGCGGTTGGTTGGGTAGCTTCTGAGTATCTGGCGGTAGGCAACTGATGGCGGATAAAGTCAGAAGTGGGGGCGCGCGAGGCAAAGCCGGGGCCAGGTGGATCAAGTGGTTTCGGGACCGACAAGCCCAATGCTGGACCGGTGGGTATAACACGAGAGAGCTAGCTAGGATCTGCACAGGGTGCGGGGAACCGATCCGAGTAAAGGACATACTATCCGTGAAGGTCGTGTCGTGGGTGGGCGGTCTTCGACCAAGGCGCAGAACGCATTGGGAATACTGGCACAAAGGGTGCTGGAATAAGAGCGGGAGATAACAACTAAGATGACGTTATGGGATAAGATACTTAAGGCAACGAAAGCGGCGTGGGAGGCTTGGGTCGGTGGGCCCCAGCTATGGTCAGATGATGATCTCACGGCCCAAGAGAAGGAACGCCGGTCTTTCTACGATAAAGCCTGGAGCTACTACCGGGGCCACCACCTGAAACCACTCAAAGTGCTCACAGGGCAGCCCAACGATAACGTCATCCTCAACTATTCCCGGCGGGTGGTAGACAAGGGCGTTGCTTTTCTCTTCGGTAAGCCCCTCGTCTGGGAGCTCCCTCTTTTGGCACCCGAGCAACCCACGCTCGCGGGGGAAGACGAAGAAGAGGGTGAGAGCAAAGTCGAGACCGCACTTAGGGATATCTGGGAATCTGAGGAGGCTATGATGCTCTTCCTCACTGACCTAGCGACCACCGGCGGTGTTTGCGGCACTTTCTACATCCAGATCGCCATCAAAAGCGATGAGTCCCTCCGTCTTCTCGCCCTCGACCCTTATCTTGTTCTCCCCAAGTTCAACCCCGATGATGTCAATGACGTTTGGGCGTACCACCTGCGCTGGCGGGCAGGAGACACAGCAAGACGCCAAATCTGGGTACGAGATACTTTGCTGAATGACGAGAGCGACGAAGAAGAGCCGGACGACGAGGGCTACTGGAGCTACTGGACTGAAGAAAAGGACAGCAGGGGCCGATGGAAGATAGTCGTTGAACCTGAAGCTTGGGAGTACCCATTTCCCCCGTTTATTCCGGGCAAGAACCTCCCAAACCCTCATTCGTTCTACGGTCGTAGCGACCTAGAAGACGCCGACATCAATGATACAATCAACTTTGTAGCAGGGAATACTAACCGGCTGATCCGAAAGTGTGCACACCCGCTCATTTGGGGCTACGGTTTCCAGCGTGGGGAGATGCGCATTTCCCCCGGGTCCGCGGTTATCTCAGCAAACCAAGACGCCCACCTAGAGGCTATGCAGCAGATCGGGGAGGTAAAGGTGGCGTCAACGTTCTTGGACCGGCTAATTGCAGCCTATGCTCAGATTACGTGCACTCCGGACCTAGACCCAAGCAATATGCGGCTTGGAGCGGCATCCGGCTTTGCCCTACGGGTGCTCTACGGAGACCTGCTGGAGAAGACTGGACTCAAGCGGTCCTCGTATGGTGCAGCGCTGATCGAGACCCTTCGCCGGTGTGCTCATATCATGGACCACGGGGGGGAGCAACGGGTCAAGCTGGTATGGGAAGATCCTCTCCCCGTTGACGAACAGCAAGAAATCGCTGGCCTAGAGTTTGACGCTGGCCAAAGCCTTGCGAGCAAAGAGACACTGGCAACGAAGCGGGGCTACAACTGGGAGGAAGAGCAAAGACGGCTGGATAAAGAGGCGAAAGGGGACGATAACATTGGTCTCGCTCTTCTGGATGCCTTCGAAACGGGGCACAGTGGTGTAGATGACCAAGAGGCTGAGGACTAAGCTAAATGGGGGGGACTGTAGATCAACAAGCAGCCAAATTCAAGGCCGATCTCGGGCGCTCGGTTCGGGGCGTTGAACAGCAAATGCTCGCGGAGTGGGCCGCTTCGTGGAAGACCATAGGAGAACGCATTGATGAAGCTACTGCCAGGATAGCCAGGGACCAGGCCGAGCTAGGGCGGCTTAAGCGTTCTTTGTTTGGTCTGCGCGGGGATAAGAAAACCGCAGCAGAAGCACTAATAGCTCGTCTGGAAACCACTCTGCCAGGTCTTCGAGCGGCTGTGGTGCGTGATCAGGAATGGCAGGACGAAATAGCTGTAAAGATGTCCACTTTGGCCGACCGAATGGCGGATTGGGTTACTGATGCCCAAGAGCAGCTCATTGAGGACGCCCAAGCCCAAGGGCATGCGCTCGGGTACGCTGGCTGGCTAGATAGGGCCAACGATCTGCGGAGAGAAATAGCAAGAAAGACGCACGATGTCATGGACGTGGCTTGGGGGATGCAGAAAGTTGGCGTGCCGGGCAAAGGCGATTGGGCGATCGCCAAAAAGCAGGGACTCTACATGACAAGGGTAAAAGGCCAACGGCTATACGCCCAAAAGAGAGAGGATGCTGAGCCTCTAATCAATTACCTCAAGGCGGGTGGTGAGTACGGCACCCCGGAATTCTCCAGGCTTCTGGGCTACACGGAACAAGAAATACTGGAGTATAGGGCTTTTCTTCATGCTCAGAAGATGTCGTCTATGGGCACATTGGTGGGTTGGGGCCGGCCAAGTGTGGGGGCAATAGAACACCTGGTGGGGCGTTCGATGGATGGGGGCATGCTTGCCGAGAGGTTTAGGACTCTAGGGGAAGGGACGTGGGACGGCATGCGAACGAAGCTAGTAGAGGGCATGGCACTGGGTCAAAACCCCGCGGTTGTCGCAAGAGCTATGAAGAAGGCTTTTGGTTATGGGCTAAGCGACAACATGCGGTTAGCCAGAACGGAGATGATTAACTCCTATCGTCAGGCATCGCTGATGACCTATCGAGAGAACAGCGATATTATCCAGGGCTACCGGTGGAATGCGGAATTAGGACCTCGAACCTGTCAGGCTTGTATAGCCCTACACGGCACGGAATTCACCCTACACCAAACAGAAAGCACAACGAGGAAAGGCGGGACGGGACCCGCTGGCAAAGATACCGCTGGGACTGCGCATTGGGTGAAGCCCGGGTTGCCAGAGCCCGAGCAGCCAAAGCGGGTTGGGGGCATTGCGCCAGTGGGAAAGGATACAACAACGGAGCGGGCCAAAGATTTCCTTACTGGGGCGCTGGGGCCTAACCGGGGGAATCAGACTTGGAAGAATGCCAGTTGGGCTGCGAAGGGCGAAGTCAAAAAGACCATCTGTGATACGTTAGCTCAGCGCACTGGCATCGAAGCCGAGAATGTCAACCATTTCATCAAGCAATGGGCATACTCCTCAAACGATAACGACATGCGATCTCTGGCGGTGCAGCAGTCAGCGTCTGATGAGTTTGGCGTACCGATGTCAGAGTACACGCTGGGCAAGATCGAAATGGTACAAAATAGGATCAAGAATATGGTTGACGACCAAATGAGGTATGAAGGCAAAGACGCTGACAGAGCAGAAGTGCTCCGGGATATCCTGGAAACCACGCCGGGGTTTCAGTCGCTACTCCCCGACGCCCAGCAACGAGTCCTCCTCAATGCTATGTACAACAACACACAGAACATGTTGGCGAGTGCGGGGTTTGCGCCAGGCGATACAATCAGATTGAGACGGGGGGTCGGCTTCGACCACGAAACAGCCGGTGGTTGGAAACGGGGGGATGTAGTTGATCTTGCGGGCAACGCGCTGGAGAGTTGGTCGGTGGCTAAGAGCGCGGCTAAATCTTTCGCTCAAACAATGATCGCCGACTATGGCGTGGTGCTTGAGATGGATGTGCCCATCGAGATGATCATGGGGACGGCCCGTACTGGGTTTGGTTGTCTGTCAGAGGGCGAATTCGTTCTTATGGGAAGCCTAGAATCGAGAGCGAGGGTAGAATGGATGAACCAACGATCACGGTAAACATTGGTGATACCGACGATAACGCAGACTGGATAAAGTCGCTACCCGGCCACAAGGATGAAATGCGCATCCACGAGTGGTTAGCAAAGAAGCTCGCAAAGGAGCGTATCGAGGGAGAAGGGGACAATTAACATGCCTGAAGATCCGTGCAAGCATCTGAGGAAAAGAAGCTAAATGGTAGATCCTCTGGATGTGGGCGATATCGAGGTACAAGACCACCCGAATGGGCGTTGCTCGTTTGTACCAGTACTCCGCTCTTGGAAGGATTTGGGTTTTGAGGGCGTGGTAGACGAAGACCACTGGGAGACCGGCCTGGAGTGGCTGGGGCGTCAGGACTACGAAACTATAACGTCGATTATGCACCCTGCAGTCTACGAGGCTTGGCGGAGCGGAGCACTGCCTGACAGCCGCTTGATCACCCGGCACTATTCCGAGGGGTTCGGTTGGAGCATGCGACCGGCGACGCTCAAGAGCTTTGGAGATGAAAAGTTCGCCACATCAGCAAGAGATAGGGATATCAAGGGGTGGGGCAAGCTAGCTGAGAGTGCTCAGCAGAGGAGATCCACGGATCCCCGGTGGTTTCGTACTCGGGAACATATGGACCAGACCAAAGCGATCATGCAACGAGAGCTCCGCTATGCTACCGGCCATCCTTGGAAGTCAAAATGGAACGGAGAGCTAAAGCTTTCATTAGACGGCGACTATGGTGGTATGAAAGAGTGGGTGTGTAGCATCATCATAGCGCAGGACGTCGCGGATCTGGGGGCATCAGATAAGGGATGGGCACAGGGCAAGTACCATACAACCCTTATGCATGAGCTCATGCATTCGTTTTCCCCTGGTGTCAACCCACTGAACTACGGCCCGAATCTGGAATGGGAAGAGGGTGTGGTAGAGGGCATGACGCGCATGCTTCGCCCCGCCTTGTTTGAGCCAGGGACCGGCTTGCCTGGAAGGAACCGAATACCGGAAAGTATCTGGCGGCAGGTAGACGAGACGCACGGGTACAACACGTACATCAAGGGACTTGAAGTAGCCAGGAACATGCAGGGTGTGGATCGCCGGGATTTTTATACGACGCTGTTCGATACCCCCTTGAATGACCGCTTCAATAGAGCCTTCTCGTGGGATCCAGATGATGTCTCTGGCCTGAGGAGACTTTACGATAGCTTTGGGATGGGCAAGGGCATGGAGATGCTTCGTCAGTATGGGGCGGGAGACGTGATCGATAGAGCCTCGGTGTTCTTTGGGAGGGGAATGCTCGAGCAGGGAAGAGCGGGACTTGGCTTGGGACCGCTTCGAGCACATCAGGAGTCAAGGCGGGCTATCTACTAATACAAAGGATGGAAGAATAAAGAAGACCGAAGCAGAGCGGGGTGGTCTGTCAGAGAAAGAAGCGGCGAGGCCATCGTGGGCGGCTGGACTGGAAGGCAGATGGGATATACTGGAGCAGAGATGGGTATGGCAGTAGTGTTCTGGCGCACAACCGGCATTGATGTGGGGCAGAAGAGGCACGGGCGGCTAGTCCTGAGGAACGCGGCGGTTTCCGGGCCGAGAGCCCTCATCGAGTTGTTGTTTCCGGATGGAGTACCAAAGACCGAAGTGGCTATCCGGTTGATCATGGCAGACGCGTCCCGGCGTTTCAACGGGTCGTACTTGCGAGCAGAGGTTCAGGAGTAGCGGGGGGCATCATGGCAAAGAGACGAACCAGGGAGCGACTCGAGAATGATATTCTAGGCTTGACGAAAAAGGATCCAGTCGCCAGCCAGCCAAATCGCCGGACAATAGAGAATCGGGAGACAGTGGTTGGGGGGATCCGGCGACGCCACAAGCGCTGGATGAAAGCGCATCCGCGCGATGAAGGCATGCGGAGCTGGGGCGAGATGTTGGTCATGCTGGAGACATCGTTCACACACACAGCGTAGGGGCCTTAGTGTCGGGTACTCCGTTGGGCGTGCAGCGGAGAAATGTAAAAGGTAGAGATTGTTTACACGTGGCCGATGAAAACGCTTTCACGATAGGAGGGGGCATGGAACGAAAGAGACGAAGGGTCATCGTCTACTACTCGGGCGAACCAAGGGAAGAGCTTGACGCAGCTATGCAGGCATGCCCCGGTTTTCACGCTTCGGGTTACGACTTTCCGGACAACAGGCGAGAGTTGGTCTTCGACACATTGAACGATGAGGAGATGTTCGCTATCCTAAGCGGTATGCCAGACGACGCCGTTGTGGGCATAAGTATGGTTATGGAAGCGGGCGAATAATGAAGTGCGTCATCGTTCTTGGTACAACGCGCAGTTGCACATCGGCGGTGGCTGGTGTTCTACATACCCTCGGATGTCGTATGGTAGATCCCTATCACGCCATTGGGTCGCATCAAGCATTCAACGCCAAAGGGCATTTCGAAGATTTGCGGTGGTGGACACTGAACCGCGAAGTGAGAGAGCAGCTTGATCTTCACGTCGATCAGGTTGTGGCATACGAGAAGCTGATAGCGTCCTGCAGGCGAGAGCCGATTTGGGGCGTGAAAGACCCGGCTTTCATTTCCATGGGCGACATGGTGTTTCCTCTAATCACAGACGATGTTTATTATGTTGCTGTCCATCGCCGGTTTGACGCAACAGTATCAAGCGTCCAACGGCATCACAACGGTGGAAGAGGGGCGTCTTTGGCCCAGGCGACGGTTGAAGTAACCAAGCAGCGTTACTGGCTTTCCGAAATGTTGTACTGGGTTTCGCCAATACACCACTTGCAAGCGGAGATGCTGATGGTAGACCCAGAGCGTGAGATCTCGGAGCTGCTGCGTTTTCTCGATTGGTTGCCGGACGGGGGCATGCAGGAAGCGGTTGATTTTATCGATCCGGCAATGTACCACTTTCCGGGGCTAGCATGAATATCGTCCTTGCGTCGATTTTCCGCAACAGCGCTACCTACCTGGAGCGGTGGGGCCAACAGGCAGTAATCTTACAGTCGGAATTAGCCATGAGAGGCCATGAGCTGGCCGTGCTGGTCGCTGAGGGGGATAGCAAAGACAACACCCGGACATGCTTGCAAAGGTGGGTCTACTATCTCAGGGGCAGGGTGCTGAACCTAGACCATGGCGGCCCCGAATTTGGTAGCGTCAACAAAGCGCAGCGGTGGGCACAGATAACCGGTGTCTGGAATGATCTCTACAGGCATTTCGATGACATTGAAGCCGATGCTGTAATCCACGTAGAGTCGGACCTGATTTGGCGGCCGGAAACGATGCGGCGTCTATTAGGCCATCTCGAAGAAGTCCCTGCAGTCTCGCCCATGGTTTGGCACAAACTACCGGGGCGGTTTTATGATACTTACGGCTTTCGAAAGGATGGGGCCAATTTCACCTACTGGCCTCCGCACCACCCAGCGTTAGAAACGCAGCCCAGCGATTTGGTACAGATTGACACAGCGGGAAGCTGTTTGGTTATGCGCGCGTCAGTAGCGAGGGGGGTTTGGTTTGACCCCGACGCATGGCACCCAGGCCCTTCGATCTACTGCCAGGGGGCAAGCCTGTGGCTGGACAGGAAAGCAGCGGTTACCCATCCTTAGGGGGGGAGAGATGTCTGGTATAAGCAAGAGGGATATGGCTAACACCAAGCCGTTAATAGTCACAAAAGACCAGCTCGATACCCTTCTGTCCAGGTATACGCTTGGCTGGAAATGGGCGGACGACGCGATACTAGAGCTATGGCACAACGGGACACCTATACCCCAGCCGTGGGGAAGACTACCGCGGAAGATGATCCTGCCTTCTCAATTGCGGGTGTGGGTCCACGATGTCGGTACAAGAGGCGGCTTCGACATCAGAATAATGGGCTTGACAACTGCAAGCCTATCACCAAGGTAAGACAACAGGAGGAAAGACATGAAGGGGAATTTGGGTTTGTCAGGCAAGCTGGGATGTCAGCGTGTACGGGCACCGCGGCCTGGTCTGAGATGGAAGCTGGGGAACTGGCGTGCTATCTTGCCGGGGTTGCTGAGGTGGTACGTTTCCAAGATGACCGGTGCTTTCTCCGCACTCGGCACCTTGCACGCCGTGCTGATCAAGGGCAACGGTGAGAGAGTCAACTATGGGTTGGTCTCGACCAAGCTGGTCACCACAGCGTTCGTCGAATATGTGGTGGATCAGTTGACGGCAGAGGACAGCGCTTTCGGAGACTTCAAGTTCCACGACTCCGGCATTGGGGTTACCGGGGCGGCCATCGGTGATACAGACATCGAGACGACCGACGGTGAATCCCGGGTTACCGGCGACCAGGGTGAGGGTGCTTCTGGCGAGATCTACAAGTCGATAGGGACCATCACCTACAGCACGACCAAGGCCATCACCGAACACGGACTGTTCAACATCGTCACCGGTGGGATCATGATGGATCATCACGTCTTCTCGGCCATCAACGTCGTGGACACGGACAGCATCCAGTTCACGTTTGAGCTGACCTGCGCGGCTGGCGGATAAGGGCAGCATTAGCTAGGGGGATATTTAATGGGCTTAGTCGCAACATACGTTGACGCCAACACATTCACTGTCGCCACCGACCTAACTACTGATTTTGCGGTCAACCGCAAGGTCAAATGTGACTGCGGTGTGGACGGCGCAAAATACGGCGTTGTATCGGCGTCAGCGTATGGCGATCCCAACACTACCGTTGATTTGACTGCCGACTCTGACGACCTGACTAGCAATCTAACTGCTGTTGAGTGGTCGGTAGTCAAACCCGGAACAGCCGGGAATATTCCCCTGCACGACCATAGAGACGAGGACAAAGGGGGCCTCTCGTTTGGGTGGTCAACCAAACCCTGCAACTCCAAGGGCAACTCCTTCGCCACTGTTCAAGCCGCGATAACCGACCTGGCGGGCGATGGGTGGGTATTCGTGCCAACGGGGACGTGGAGCGAGGCGCTAACGATTGCCAATAACAACGTGATACTCTTCGGGGCAGGGTGGGGTTCAATCATTGACGGGGGGGTAACCGGGCACGCTATCAACGTAACCGGCGACAACTGCATAGTGCGAGACCTGCAGTGCAAGACCACACCAGCGGGAGGCAATAATTATGTTGGTGTCCGGGTAACAGAGAACCACGCATCAATAGAGCGAGTGTACGTAAGTCAAAGCGACTATTTAGGCATCTATCTAGTAGCTGGTGGTTTCGATCACGTTGTGCGAGACTGTGTTGTTGACAATATAGACGACTCCGGTGTGTACATCTACGGGCGAACGATCTGTAAAGGTAACGAGATCAATAACTGCGGTGCGTGGGGGGTCGTGGTGCGCGGTACAGGAGATAACAGCATTTTTAACGATAACTTCATAGATACGACTGGCGATGATGGTATTTACCTCCTCGCCGATGCTGACAACTGCGTCGTGGACGGCAATCGTGTCACCAACTGGACGAACGAGGGCATTGACGACGATTCGGGGACGAGCGTAATCGGCGACAACGACTTGACCTAACCAGGAGACAATATGGACGCAAAATGGACAGTTATCAGTTTCAAGCATCGTGCCGATGGTGTGCACTGTCGCTGGACGCGCTCAGTCATCAACGTCACCACGGGGTTGACTGAAGAGCAACTAGCGCAGGCGGCGGAGTGGGCTGAGAACAACGACGTGTGGTTCTCCAGCAAGCGCACCCTGTTCTTGTGTGCTGATGCAGCGGAGCAGGCCGCCGTGACGAACGTGCTGGACGCGCAGTGCTACGACTATGATGTGGAACTCAGCTTGCTCACG